CGCGAATGCGATCTTTCAGGGATCCTCCTACGCCAGGATCACGGGCTCTAGAAAGAACATAATCGCAGGGACGCTCCCAGGCGGCGACGACCCGGTTCCGCTGAACTGGTGGGTGCCTGAGCGCCTGCAGGACGTCGACCGGCGGCGGTTCCGCCTCGACCGTGACCCGAAGACCAAGACAATGCATTGGCAGTTGTGGTCAGTCGAGCGCCGAGACTGGGAGCCTTTGACGCACCCTGAGTGGTTTATCCGCTCTGTCTATGAAGCCGTTGAGTCGAGCCTAGGCTACGGGCGCGGGCTGCTCGACACGCTCTACTACTTCCAGTCGGCGAAGGCCCGCTCACTGCAGGACCTCCTGTCTGCGGGTGAGCGGTTCGGTCAAGGCCTGATCACTATCGCTATCGACAACCTGCGCGCAGCCGACGGGCGGCCTGTCGGCGGGGACCTAAACTCGACCTCCAAGATCGCCGCCGACTGGCAGCGGGAGCTAGGCAAGCAGCGGTCGAGACACGTCCTGGTCCACGATTCACGAGACGAGCTCAAGACCTACAACGGGATCGGCGAGGGCTGGCAGTTGCTGCAGTGGAGCCTGGGCTATCTAGACAACGCCCAGGTGACCACAATCCTTGGCTCTACCCTGCCGACCCTCGAGGGCGACGGCGGCTCTCGAGCGCTGGGTGAGGTCCAAGAGAACAGCACAGAGGCGCTGGTTCAGGCAGACCGGGCCCGCCTGGCTGACGACCTGACCAGGGATCTTCTGGGCTTAATCTGGCGGCTTAACCGAGACCAGATCATGGCTCAGGTGGGCCCGGCTCAAATGCCTACGCTCAAGATCGACCAGCGCAAACGGGAAGACCCGAAGGAGGCCGCGGACCTGATCGCCGTTCTCCTGGGCGCTGGCGTCAAGCTCCGCGCGCGTGAGGTCTATGAAAAGGTCGGATTCACTATGCCGCTACCAGGAGACGACGTGATCGAAGGCGGGGCGGCCTCGCCGCTCGCTGGCCTAGGCTTCGCCGCGCCAGAGCTTGAGCAGCAGCCGCCAGAGCAGGCACCGCCGGAACTCCCTGGGCCGAACGCTAACGGCGACTACGGCATGCCTACGCTCCCAAGCCCGTTCGAGCTCATGGCGAACCTGGGACGGGGCGTAGCGTGAGCCTGCTTCCGAGTGATCAGGGCTCTGTCCTAAGCAAAACGACGCTCATGCCCGTGGGCATGGTGGTCACTCTTGTTATCGCGTTGTCTGTTGGGTGGGGCTACTTCAATACCCAGTTCTCAGCGATCATGGTGGCCCTAGAGAGGCAGGACCGGCGGCTTGAGAAGCTGGAAGACAGAGACAACCTGGCTTGGTCGACAACCGACCAGAAGCTGTGGGGGGCAGAGCTCCGGTTCCTGAATCCAGACCTGAAGCTAAAGATCCCGGAATGATAGACCTACTGGCCCAAAGCGTCGCACCTGTGATCTCTGACGTCCTGACCCAATCGACGGAGTCTAGGCCGTTCGGGCTCAAGATCGAAGAATGGGTGATCCTGATAGGCGCCCTAACGACGCTCATACCCGTCCTGGCCAAGGCGATCAGGGACGGGAAGAAGCTCCGAGCGGTTATTGAAGCCGTTGAGGAGACGCACCAGAAGCACCCTGACGCGGGCAAGCTGGTAAAGCGTCTGGCCAGAGACAAGGCAACCAAGCTAGGCGTTGAGGTCGATAGGCTATGGGGCGCAGGCCTTGAGGCCGACGTCGAGCGGATCACCGAACGGCTAAAGAGGCCCAGGGAGGATCCCAATGAGAATCCTAGCGCTTAGCCTGCTCGCGCTGACCATGGGCTGCGTCTCTGCGGCAGCTATCGACCAGGCCCGCAAGGAGGTCGGTATCCAGCGTGGGCACGCGAACGACGCCACGTTGCCACCTGAAGCCCGCATGATCGGCCTGGTGGGCGAAGAGTCTTGGTCTGCGCAACTCTACAACCTCGACGGCACTAAGCTCTCAGAGGCTGTGTACGAGCGTATGAAGGCACTAGGCAAGGTCCCAGAGGGATACGAGCAATGAGCCTCCTGGACAAGCTGGCAAACCTGGCAGAGGACAGATCACCAGAGGTCGTAGAGCGGCTCGTAGAGCGGGCCAAGCACCTCGCTGACGAGAACCTCAACGGGCCCGAGCGGGACATTGCCAAAATGGCCCTAGATAAGATCAGCGACAAGTCCACCTCTCTCGGGCACCTTGGCGCTGGCGGGCTGGTATCACTGCTCGCCAGGTTCCATTTGGGCGAAGAGGACCAGGCTGAGATTGACTACCTAGCGCAGGGCGCGACGTTCTCTGAGCGGCTGGCCGCTAGCCGCGACGCTTCAGAAGAGGCAATACGCGAGCGGGTAAACCGAGAACGAGCCTGGGCAGAGGTGCGGGACCTTCTCAAAGACCTGGGACAAATCGCCGTCAAGGTCATTCCGCTGATTCTCATGGCAGCATGACGACGCTCTCTGCGCACGAAGAGCTCGACCGCTTGCACGCTCAATCGGCACGCGTGCTGGCCAATGCTCTAGCGGGTATCGGTGTCGCCAAGCTGCGCGGGGACCTAGAGGGCGTCAGCGTGCTACAGGAGCGGCTAGGCAAAGACCTAGGCGCTCTCATGGCCGCTGCCGATCTGCTGGGCCGCCGCCGCCTGCTGCTCGAGCTCCGCGCGCAAGGGATCACGCTGCCAAAGCCCGAAGGAGTGCAGCGGGTCAGCTTCGCGGCTAAGGTCCCGTTCGTAGAGGCTGCCATGGCGATTCTACAGCGCTATCCGATCTTGGCTGAGGGCTGGATTGCTACTCGAGACGCATGGGAAGCCCGCGGCTTCGCGCTCGCTCTGTCTACGTCGCTCACTATCACGAAGAAGGTGCGGGAGACCTTCGTCCGGTCCCTGCGTGGCGGACTCGGCGAGGAGGAGGCCGTCACCAGGATCCAAATGCAGCTGCGAGAAGGTAACGACTCAATCACGCGCGCGTATGCGGATACCGTCTTCCGCACGGTAACGAGCAGCGCATACACAGAGGGCCGGGCCGCGCAGGCTCGGCGCCCGGCAGTCCAGCGGGCGGCGTCTGGCTGGCGCTATGTCGTGACCAATGACGTAGACCTACGCTCGAACCACAAGGCGGGCGAGGACCTGATTGCGCATGTCGACGACCCGGTATGGTCTCTGCACGCACCGCCTAACGGATACAATTGCCGCTGCGCCTTAGAGATCGTGCCCACTTCCGAAATGGTGGAGTTGGGCCTCAGTCACCCGGGCGGCGCGGTGGCGAGGTTCGTACAAGCACCACCAGGGTTCGTACCGGATCCTGGTTTCACGGGCCGCCGGGCCCTGATACCCTAGCGCGAAGGAGACAACATGGGCTGGGATCCACCACAAGGAGGCGGCGGCGGCGCTGGATCAGACGTTGCAGCGATCCACGACGACACTGCTGGGGAGATCCTGGCGGTAGCGCTGAAAGCCACGCCTGTCTCTGCCGACGTGCTTTTGATCGAAGACTCAGCGGCGGCCAACGCCAAGAAACGCGTAACAGCGCAAAGCATAGCCGACCTGGGTGGCGGCGGCGCCGTCGACGACGCGGATTCAATCCTCGCAGGACAGGTGTTTAACTAAATGGCCACTTTCGGAAAACAGTTTCTAAGCGCGAGCACCAACGGCAGGCCGATCAAGGTCGTTGCCACCGCGACGGCTGGTACCTTGATTCACACCGCCGTAACCGGCACCGCCGACATTGACGAGGTCTGGCTCTACTGCGTCAACACGGACACCGTTACGCGCACGCTGACAATCGAGTTCGGCGGTGTTACGTCGCCAGACGACCTGATCGTAATAGGCATACCAGCAGAGGCTGGGCTGGTCTTGGTCTGCCCGGGGCTGCCCTTGCAAAACTCACTGGCCGTCAGGGTGTTCGGGTCCGTCGCCAACGTCCTTTGTGTTAGCGGCTACGCAAACAGGATCACAGCATGAGTCGTCGCGAGAAGCCGAGACTGGGTCAACGCCCAGGGCCCGCGCATGGTGCGCGCAGCGCAGCGGGCGACTACATTGCCACGACGGAGGCGAGCTACCCAATCGACGCCACGGTTCCAGCAGGGGCACCCCCGTTTGTGACCTTGCCGCCTGTGACTGACGACGTAATCGTTCAGCCGAGCTTGTTTGCGGTCCGATGTACGGCCTGACCGCCAAGGTGCATGATTGGATCGTAGGACACGGGACGTCGACCTTGAGTGGCCTGACGCTTGCTGATTTGCTCTTGGGCCAACCAGCCAATTTGCTTGAACTGGTCAATGGTCGTTTTGGCGTTGATAATGTCGTGGATCAAGCTCCGGAAGACGACGAGCTACGACTTCACTTGATCCGCCTCCACGACGTCGGCCTGGCCGTTGTCGCCGTGCTGCTCACAAACAAGCTAGGAGGTTGATATGGCAACCCATTACGTTGACCACAGCGCGGCTCACAACGGAGACGGGACCGACGCAGCCCAGGCGGCGAGCGGAGGGGCTGTCGGGGCGTTCAATGGACTGGTCGCCAACCTTGGGAGCATTGCCGCTGGGGACACTGTTTGGATTCGTCGCTCGGGGACCGCCGAGGCCCTCTCGGGCGTGTTCACGCTCTGGGACGGAGGCGGGTGCTACGGCTGGCCCAAGAGCACTGATCCGACATATGCTACTCGCCCAGCCGCAGGCACAAGCGCAGGCTGGGACGCAGACTCTGACGACTACGCAGAGTTCACGACCGCCAGCACGACGAATATCCTGGTGCGCCCACTGAGTGCGACCGCTGTCATGACAGTGCGGCGCGTGCATATGCTGACCTCGAGCACGTCCAGCTCCATGCGTGCTGTGCGTCTTCGAATTAGCTCGGAGAACACCAACTTCGCCTACTGCAAGATTAGCTCGGAGAACACCAACTTCGCCTACTGCAAGTTTGAGAGTTCCGCAGGCGGGTCTGGGAGGCTCGTCTACGTCGAGCAGTCGAGCAACAACGACTTCGACAACTGCGTATTCTTGCGGTCTAGTGCGTCAGTTACCGGAACCGGCTGGGACGGACTCCTAATGATTTACGGGTTCACGACGCACCATGCGGATTTTAACACAGTCTCCAACTGTTCCTTTGACGCGGGGTCTATCGGTGACTGCGGTAGTGGGGCAGGGGAATCCGTATTTATCGGAATGGGCTATAGCACCACCTATTGCAATAACAGCACCGTCTTCAATTGCACGTTCTCGGGCGCGGCGACCAAGGATCAGACGGGCACTGGACAGTCCAGCGACCCGTGGGTGACCCTGAGGGGATCCAATCTCAAGTTTCTCGACTGCACGATCACCGACACCGAGACGGGCACGGATTACAGCAAGCAGAGCCTCTTAATCAGCAGCTACGACGCCAAGATAGAGCGCCTGAAGCTGATTCGCGGAGGACGGATCAGGGACGAATCCTCGTACCGCAATATTATTGGAATCTACGAGTCGACGCTCATTAGCGGGGTCAGCGCACCCGCCAACTTTTTTAGTCTCGCGGGAGTCAGCGCCAAGGTCACCGCTCGCGGTGTCGACTTTGCCGGGGCCACGTCCGAGGCCGTCAACATTGCGGGGGACGACGTTGACGCCCTGCTCGTGGGCTGCACCTATTCGGGCACCGTCTCTGCAATTACTGGCGCACGGAGCTACGTCACCCAGTTAGGGGCTGGGGCGTTGGTCGGTATCTGGAACAAGTTCACGGGTGGTGGATTGCTCACCGCCGACGCGGGCGTGATCAGGACGTCTGGCGCGTCGGCCTGGTCTATCCGCCACCTCCCTGTCTCGGGCGCAGTTTCCGGCGGGGCGCCCATGAGTATCGGATCGCCTGAGAACCCAACGATCTTCGTGAACGTGGCCAGTTCTGGCGCTAAGACGTTTACTCTTTATGCGTCCTACAAGAACTTCTCGGCAGCAACTCCAAATGGTGTTTCATTCTGGTTCGAGATTTACTATTTGAACGCGAGCAACAACCTCAAGCTCGTGAGCAGCAGAGGTATTGCTCTCGTAGCTGACGGGTCCACCTGGACCGGCGACACGGGTCTAACGGTGGTTCGCCAGTCCTTGGCCGTAACGATTCCGACTGCGCAGGTAGTCTCGGCTGTTATTTATGGGGCCCTCCCCTTCGAGAGCGCCGCCTACGGCTTTATTGACCCTTTGGTGGTGGTTGTCTAGTGACCTTCATACGAGCAGCAGGAGTAGCCTGTGAGTAACCTTCAAAGCCTGGTCCCGCTCGGCGAACTGTTCGAGGTGACCGCGGTGGCGGGTCAGCCTGTATTCGCTAACCTGGGCACCCCAGCGGGCCCGTTGACTATGCCGCAGTCGGCGGCGCTGCGAATCTCTATCAACCATTCGGCAGCAGCGAATCTGACCATTGAGCACACCAGGGGCGGCGTTGCTTCTAGGGATTTGCTTCTCAATGCTTTAGTCGCGGGCCAATGCACCGCTTTAGTGTGGGAAGCTAAATTAGGGGACGTTATAGACTTTGAGGTGAGCGTGGGCGGGACCCTGTTTCTCATGGTGTCTATAGTCAAGGGCGGCGTGATCTAGCGTCCTACCCTGGTGGCACTCTAGCAATGCCTGCCGGGATACCTCTCGGGGCATTCAAAACCAGCGGGTGTCGTCTTCTCTGGTTCCCACTCTCTCGGTTTGGGCTCAGAGAATCGTCGCCGACGCCCGCTGGTCAACCCCTCCGCGCGCGCTAGCTATGACCGATTGGGGAAAACTACTCGAGCAAGCCCGAAAAAACTACGCAGAAGAGCGGCGGCGCAGAATGCAGGCCGAGGAGAACGCGCAGAAGATACAGGCGTCTCTCCTGCAGCTGACCGACGCTTCAGCCCGGCTGGTAGCTCGAGTAAAGCCCAAGTGCCCAGACTGCCAGTGCGAGCGCTGGGACGCCTACGGGGCCTGCACTAACTGCGGAATGGGCATGGCCTGCGAGCACTGCGGTGTGAGGGAGGCCCCGCTAGACCACAAGAAAGACTGCCCGACCCTAGAGAAGGAGGGCTAGGCTCCGCGGTGGCCTCGAGGCTTCGGCGGATCAATTGGCGGCTCAGCCTCTAGCACGCGCTCCATTCGGAGGCGGATCCACTCGCTGACTGACCTGCGCTCGTGGTTGGCGCGGTATCTGATCTCTCGCTCTTGTGTCGGGGTCGCTCGAAAGCAGACCCGAGCGGTGGCTTTTTCCTCGCCAATGTTCACGCCGACATAGTAGACATGGACACTGACGTCGTCTAGGCCCTACGGTTCGGGCATGGGACCTATAGGCAGTCCGCCCGTTTATCGCCACGCCAAGGGGCTTGACGGGACCTTTACGATATTTGACGTCCCAATCTTCTCGGTTAACACTCGAGGGAACGACAAAGAGCTAGAGTTCGGCGTCGATTGGCTCCACGGCGCGCTGGCCACAGCGCAGCAACGGCAGGAAGAGGGCTACTTAGCTCCGCTCCACGTTCGGCACCACGGCGACGCCCAAGTAGCAGAGGCCGCCGGGAAGTTCCGCCTGACGAGGGTCGGGTCGATCATGCACGGCGGTGAGGAAGTTCCCACGGTCTTCGCTGACCTGGTGGGCGTCAGGCCTGCCGTGTTCGACCGGATCCAGCGTGGCGAGCTCTCCTACCGCAGCGTGGAAATCCTCGACGTCAACGAGCAAGAGATTGACTCGCTGGCTCTGCTTGACGACGAGGTCCCGTTCTTCAGATTCCCCCTGCTGCGTGTCGCAGAGGCCAAAGCGCCACTCGACAGCGGCACCAGGATCACCACACTTGCCCAAGGTGGACCGATCCTGGCCTATTCCCAGACCGGAGATCGTGTCCGGTCACTCGCTTACTACGTCACGGAGGCCCCTATGACTACGCCTAATACGGCTACTGGAAAAGCCGATACCGACGCTAAGGCCACCTTCGCGGCCAATGCGGAACAGGTCCTCATGCAGATCTTCCAGCTGCTAAAGCAGGTGATCGAGCCGCAGCAGGAGGGCATGCCTAACCCGCAGGCTCCCGCAGAGCAGCCTGCGCCCGCTATGCAGCAGCAGGGCATGGGACAAGGTCAGGGCATGGGTCAGGGCATGGGCCAGCGAATGGGCCTGTTCTCAGCAGAGACAGCGCCAGCAGAAACCAAGCCCGAGCCGCAGGCCACGACTGCTACCGAACTGGTAGCTCAGGGCGCCCAGGACGCGCTCGTGGCCCGCATGGACCGTATGGAGCGGACCTTTGGCGAGTTCATGGCGAGCCAGCAGGTCGAGGCCAAAGCAAGCCAGCTGCAGGCGGCGGGCTTCGGTGTCGATCATGTCAACACCTTCCGCGCCGCGGCTGCCAAGGGCGGCCTCGACGCCGCGCTGAGCTATGCGCAGGGAATGGAGCGGATTGGCCCGAGCGAGCCCCCGACCCATTGGACTGGCGAAATCAATCCGCACACGAGCTCAATGGACCCGCCAGAGGTCGCGGCCTTCGCGGCCCAGGGCCCGGAAGCGCTCTCGACCGCTCGAGACCTGTTCGGCTCGTGGAGCCGCAGCGAGTCGCCGATCAAGTTCAACGACTACGTCTCAGCCAACAGCAACCCTGACGCCTTCCTGGGCGTGAAGACTACACCCGCGCTGACGCGCTAGGCAGAGGACACTATGACTGATCCCACCCGAAGTGATCCGCTCCCTGAGTCTCCAGGCCCTGACGTCCGTCTAGGCCACCCGATCCTGAGCACGGTTCAGACCTTCGCCGGTCAGTTTGCTGCAGCTGCAACAGCCGCGGCAGCAGCGGGCGACGGCTTCCTGATCACGTATGCCGCGCTCCAGGGCCAGGTGCTCATGGGCGGGCAATACTCCGACGAGACCCTGGGCGACGGCACGGTTGAGAACAACTTCAACGGCGCAGGCCGAGTTCTTAAGCGGATCGCCGTCACTGGCGCTACCACAACGGCCGCGGACTTCGGCAAGCTCGTCTGGGCCGCGGACTCCGGCCCGCCGCTCGTCCTGGCCGATCCGGGAACCACGCCGCCTATGGGCGTCGTGCTCGACGTCACCGCAACGGCGGAGGCTGACGTCTGGCAGTTCGGAATGGAAGCACAGTTCCTCCTTGGAATCCTCGCAAATGCAACGATTGCCGGTGGCGCTACAACCGCCTTCGGAACTCGGGTAGGCGTCGCCTAACGGCGGGCCAGTCCACTAGAACCCAGCAGCAGGAGACGACATGCCCGAAGTAGTTATTACCTCTGACGACCTGTTCAGAGATATCAACGCAACCTTTCTCTCGACCTACCGAGACACGGTAGGCCGTCACCCGAGCCTCGCTAATGCTATGCGGCTGGGGATCTCCTCGAGCAAGCGCCGCGAGCGGTTCGGCTACCTAGAGTCGCCGCCCGTCATTGAGCGGATTGACCGTGGCGAGGCCGTTGTAGAGGACGCATTCCGCGCGATTGCATACAGCGTCGAGAACCTGACCTGGGGGAAAGCGATTGGCTTCCACGAGGAAGATATCGAAGATATCCAGCTGGGCGATATCCGAGAGGTCGCGCGCAAGCTGGCGATCAGAGCGGCGCAACTTCCCGAGCAGGTCTTCTTCCAGATCCTCCAAGGCACTGCTGACGCCAGGCTGCTGAAGGCTATCCCTACGGCGCCCGACGGCGCAGCGCTCTACGCGACGACTGCAGGCGCTAACCCGCGCTTCGGCGTGGTCAACGGGAACCTGATCACAGGGACGGGCGTGGCAACGTCAGGCGCGGTGCGCTCCGACTTCTGGTCAGCGCTCGAGCAAGCCAAGCAGTTCCAAGACACCGAGGGCGAGCCGCTCTTGAATGACGCAGACCTCGACCAGGGCGCGCTGGTAATTTATGGCGTCCAGAATGAAGAGGTGTTTCGTGAGGCCTTTATCCAGGGCAGAACGGTCGATAGAGGCGGCGGCGGCCAGGCCGTTACGAACACGATTCTAGAGTCTGGAATGTCCATGACGCTCTGGTCTACCCAGCGGATCACGGACAACGACTACTATATCTTCTTCCCCGGCGTGGACCCGAAGCCCGTGTTCGAGACCATGCGGCGCGCACCACGCATGATCGACGAGACCCGCGAGAACAGCGAGCGAGCTCGCCGCTACCGGATCCTCGCGACCTTGCTGGACATGCGCGCCGGGTACGGCGTGAACACTGCCTACGGCACGGTCAAAGTAAACAACTAAACTTGTCGGTTATGCGGAGACAGAGAGGGCCCGCCCGCTGTGGGCGGGCTCTTCTTTTTAACAACTAGGAGAAGCCAATGGCCCCAGTAGTAACACTCCAGAAGGGCGAGAAGCTCTACCGTATCGGCGTCAACGACGACTGTCCTGTTCACCAGATCTTCGCAGGCGGCCAATGCTTCCCGCGAAACTCTGAGAAGGTGACCGGCTACGGATCAGAGACCGAACGAACAAAGGTCCGCGGAGCAGTCGTCCGCATGGGACCGGGCCAGCTTGAGAAGTGCTTTGAGGCCGCGTCTCATAAGGTCGTGCGCTCTACGAAGGGGCGCAAGAGCCGCTCGAGGATCCACGACACGCGTGCGCGGAACTATCGCAAAATGGACAATGACCGCCCTATCATTGGGCTCATGTACGCGGTCCCTCTAGACACCCTGGAGAACCCCTACGAGAAGGCCGGATACCCGAGCCTGTCAGACACCATGGGCCAGTCGACGGAGGACGTTCAGGAGGTCGAGGCTGCCACCAAGAAGGAGGCAGCGGGCTTTGAGCCAGAGGCACCTGTCAAGCTGAAGCCCAAGCGACGGCGGTCTAAGCAGATCGACAACCTGAACTAGAGGTAGCCCGTGGCGTCACCGACCGAAGGCGAAATGGACAACCAGCTTAGGGCTGGTGTCTTGCTGATCGACAACTTCCTGGTTCAGCAGACAGTCCCAGCGGACGAAGACGCATACAACCAGATCGTGGAGTCGGACTTTGCCGCGGCCCAGTCTTCGGGCGCGCGGTCTTTCCGCTCGCGTGTTTCCATAGGCGTGACGACGACTCAGCCCGTCTTGTCTCCGATTCTGACTGCCTACACCCACCATATCGTCAACAAGCCGGAGCGAACCGCTCAGGCTGCCATTGACCGGATCTACGATTACTTCGTCGCCAACAACAAGACGATTCTGAGCCGCGGCATTACCTATG